ATCTTGAAATCAAATAATTTTCCACAATTGATTTACCATTATTTGATAGCCCACACGTTGGGACTAAATAATTTTTTCACAATTGTTTTACCATTATTTGGCCTCCACATTTTGAAGCCAAATAATTTTTCCACAATTGATTTACCATTATTTGACCCCAATATCTTGAAATCAAATAATTTTCCACAATTGATTTACCATTATTTGATAGCCCACACGTTGGGACTAAATAATTTTTTCACAATTGTTTTACCATTATTTGGCCTCCACATTTTGAAGCCAAATAATTTTTTCACAATTGTTTTACCATTATGTTTGACGGCGCTCCCTGCTAATCAATGTCAATTAGCATTTTTAACCATTATGCTTGACGGCGCTCCCTGCTGATCGCGCCTGCCAATCAATGTCAATCAGCATTATTAACCATTATGCTCGACGACGCTCCCCTTGGTTGCTCCTGTTTGTCAATATTGACCATATGCTTGACGACGTATCGGATGTGAATACATACTGGCCATTAATTTTTTATTGCAAATATTTTCACAAAAAAAAATTGAAAAATATTTTTTTACACGTATGATTGAATATCATTCCAAAAAGTAAAACATGATTAATATTAGAAGTGTATTTGTCAAGGAGTATTTTTGCGCCATGAATAAAAAAAATTGGGACCAATAATTTTCGAACACAAAATTATTGTACCCAACATAATGTGTCAAAAAAAAATCTCGTTTTTCTTTCTCGTGGTTTTTTAATTGGTAGTTTTGTCATTATCCCTGCTGTTTGGTTATATCTAACTCATGATGTGGATAAGTCTGATTACGTAATGCGAAAAATATATCTATGCGCCTGATTACGCAAATTAATTCAAACAAATCTCTATGCTCTTAATATCTGGCCTTCAAAAAAAATTGAACTATTTTTTTTCTTTGAATAATCAATTTATAACACAAAATGAACAATGAAAGTTTGGATCGCGACGTTGAAAACAAAATCAAAAAAATTAATTTTGCCAAATCTCACACCGAATCAAAATGTTTAGCTGCCATTGATTCTTGAGAGAATCAATTATTATTCAATGAATCATCCATCTATCAACACCTAACTAATGTTTTTGCTCGTTGTTTTCGTGGTGGTGAATGTCAGTGTAATACTTCTCTTCATCCTTATTCTATTCCTGCCTGGTTCCCCAGATATAATCCCGACAGAAAAATTTTGAGGACCATCAATAAATGTATAGACCTTAATGATAAACGCATCAACGAAGCCATTGTGAATAAAATAAATGATTGTAATAAACAATTTCCCAGTCATTTGAAATTGTATATTGACTACAACAATCTTCGCGTCAGTTATCATCCACGTAGACGATCTTGATTTTAATTCCAAATTAATATGGAAAAAACTAATTTTATTCCAAATTAATTTCGTTACACACAACGCATATCACACTTTCTGAACCGCAAACCTATATAAAATTTTCATATCATCATACTAGTTTGTCTATGTCACACATAGTGAAAATATCAAATGTTTGATCCATTTACTGGATACCAAACATTCTGATGCATTTACTGGATACCAAACATTCTGATGTATTTATTGGCTGCCAAACATTCTGATCCATTTATTGGCTGCCAACATTTGGAGTCCATTGTGAAAATATCAAATGTTTAATCCATTTACTGGATACCAAACGTTCTGATCCATTTATTGGCTGCCAACATTTGGAGCCCATTGTGAAAATATCAAATGTTTAATCCATTTACTGGATACCAAACATTTTGATCCATTTACTGGCCACCAACATTTGGTGCCCATTGTGAGAATATCAAATGTTTAATCCATTTACTGGATACCAAACATTTTGATCCATTTACTGGCCACCAACATTTGGTGCCCATTGTGAGAATATCAAATGTTTGATCCATTTATTGGATGCCAACATTTGGTGCCACGGTGAGAATATCAAATGTTTAATCCATTTACTGGATATCAAACATTCTGATCTATTTACTGGTCACCAACATTTGATATCTTCGCGTCATTTTCAAATATTTTTTTCATTTTTTTATCACGTTTATGTCAAATGTTTCTTTCACCCCCTATACTTCTTTGTTTTTTTTCGTGTAGATGTTCTGAGATAGTGTTGATATTTATTTTTTTTGGATACTGTTTGTGAATTGTTATTACGTCCTGTACATTTTTTATTTGAACCGTATTTTGATTTTATACGGTCCACATATTCTTTGTCCGGTTGTTCGTTTGTTTTGTAATTTTTTCGTCTACTCTTTTCAGTATTTTCTGTTTGGGATATTTTTTCTAACAATACCGTCACAAAATAACGTAGATTGGCAGCTGATGATGGTAAGAAATATTGTAGTTGTCCCGCTGATGTTCCGTCACACAAACATGCTATTACTCGTGCCACTATGAATGGTGTTCCATTTGATACACATGTGTGAGCGAATGCTGCCGATTCCATATCTATATATTCTGTCACCAGACCCGCTTGTAGGAAACTTGAAAATAGCATATCACGATATTCCGCATTGTCTGCAAAACTGTCCGCTGTCGCTGCAAAATCTCCTATTACTGCTTGAGGATTATAACATAAACCATCCGGAAAACATACTGGTGTTGGTAATGTGGGATTTTCTTTTATGATTTCTTCTGATAATGCCACCAAATAAGGATCCGGATAAAATAAAAATCGTTGTGGTACTGGTACTAAATGGGCATCTCCAGGTACCGTCAATGTTTCTATTTCCATTGGTATATCCATACCACTTGCCCTAACTATGCCGTTTACTATTGCATTTGTCGGTGGTATGGGATCCGGATTATCGCATCCCACACAACTTACTCTTTTGAAGGGTAACACTTTATTCTCCTCATATGTGAAATATCTGTCTGGAAATCCTGGAAACAAGTCTAAGTATGTGTTGTATGGTTGACCATTTGGATCGTATATCGTTCCCAAACTTTTTTGATATTGGTACTGGGCAAATCGTTTCGCTATTATTAGTGTTCCTATTCTTTTTTCTGGATTTACTCCTCCCGCTACTCCCAGAAATATCATATTTCGTGGTTCAAATATATTTTGCATCATTTGAGTCGTCATGGAAACATTTGCTATACCTATTCCACTTGTTACTGCTACTACATATAATCCGAAAATTACACCCCTAACAAAATTACGACCACCATAACCCACTGATTCTAATTCTACATCCATGCTTGCAATAAATTTAGCGACCTCATCAGCAACATAAGTAGCTATGACTATACCAATGGGACGTTTACCTTTATAAAACCTATAATCTTTCCGACAACAACAACTACAACGACCACAACAACCTTCACAACAACTTTCTCTTCTTCTCTTCATATATGTATTTTGTGTCTATATTATGAAATTGACTGAGTGGTTAGATTAGATATTATTTTTTTCTTTTGGAAATTAGCATTATTGGCCACTTCACGGCGCTCCCTTATGGTCGCGTCTACCTGTCAAGATAAACCTATAATCATTATCATTATGTTTGACGGTGCTCCCTTATGGTCGCACCTACCTGTCAAGATAAACCTGTAATCATAATCATTATGTTTGACTGTGCTCTCTTATGGTCGCACCTGCTAGTTTATGTCAATTAGCATTCTTGGCCATTCTGTTTGACTAGATGTTAAGTGCTAAATAATTTTTTTTACAATAGGTTCGTTAATTATTTAACAACACACACGCGAAACCAAAATAATTTTTTACAAACGTGATTCTATTATAAATAACAAATATGTTGGGGGCCAAATATTTTTTCAATTGGTTTAATAATATTTTCCCAATATATTCCAATATTTGTTCTCATAATAATGAGAACAAATACTTGGCACAATCGTGAACCACATAGGATTATAAATTATTCCGTATAACCAAATAATTTGTCGGCAAATCCTTCCACATCATCTTCTTTGCGATAAGGTTTTAGTTTTAAATAAATGTCATTCATTTCGATTAGTTGGTCCAATGGTGACACTGCAAACTTGAAACAGTTATGTTTGTTGTCGATGCTGTTGCTGTCACAACATGAACACAGACATGGTATGACACAACCAATAGTTCTATCTTTTAACATATCAAGCCAATAATAAGATTTCAAGACGGGATATTTGGATTCCATTTGCTCTATTGTTATAATTTTACCGACACCCTTTGATTGATACACAATGTATTTTTGACTGTGGTCCGTTTGAATATGGGCAATGATTTGAGATATTTTCTTTATTTTATTAATGAAATCATCACAATATATACGAGTCCTATTTTTTTTGTAACATTCTAAAATCAAATCAGATGTTTTAAGTTTGATCTCTTCCATAACTTTTTTTGGATCGACATGCAATTTTTTCGCGCATTTGGGGCAAAATTTATATTGCTTGGCAAAATATTTTTGACACTTATCACACGAATTCGGCATTATTATATCATGATCTTGTAATCAAATTAATTTATTGAAGTATAATTGAATAATCAATTTTTTATGACAATGTTCTAACATCTTTAAGTTCGTTACTATATCATTGTAATTTTTATATATAAATTGATAACCTGGGCCTCCTGGTTTGTATTTCAATTGTAAGAACATACTTATTGTATCACTTTCTTATGTGTTGCTGAAGTTTGTTTATCCATTACTCTATTGAAATATATTATAATTTAACAATTCCGACAACACAAATTAGTAACACATTTATTCATAATCGCGTGGTATTCAATTGCCGCTTTTTCATATCCTGGGCCTCCTGGTTGATACTTCAGTTTATTTATTTTATTCTTGTATTTTTCAATTTCCTGGCTCAAATTCACTATCATGGTCAGTGTCATATTTTCATCCGCCAATATGTATTTTTCTAATTTTAATTTTGCTTTTTGATTCCCTTTATCAATGGCCATGGCAAAATATTTTATCATGTTTCGATAATCATGTTTATCTCTATAATATTCCCCCAAGTGATACAAAGCATTATCTTCACCATTATTTGCAGCCATCAAATAATATTTTAATGCTAGTTTTTCATTATCTTGTTTAATATAATATTTTGCTAATTTGATCATGGCATTAGTGTTCCCCTTTTCAACCGCCATCAAATAATATTTCAGCATTTGGTCGAAATCTTTTTGTTTCCGATAATAATTTGCTAATCTCATCGTGGCATCACTGTTTCCCTTTTCGATTGCCATGATATAATATTTTAACATGGCCTCATAATTTTTTTGTTCTTGGTAGAGCTGTGCCAACTTAAACATAGCTATACTATTACCCTTTTCAATGGCTTTTAAATAAAAATATTCAGCTGTATCAAAATTTTTTTTATTATAATAATATTCTCCCAAACCAGTCATTGCGCGATTGTTTCCTTTGTCCGCAGCCATTAAAAGATATTTTAACATTTTGTCCTCGTCATGTTGCTGGGCATAGTAGTAATATCCCAGATATAACATGGCATTACTACTTCCATTTTCGATCGCCATCAAATAATACTTAAGCATGTTTTCATGGTCTCCTTTCTTATCATAATATAATCCCAATCTAAACATGGCATCACTGTCTCCCTTTTCGATCGCCATCAAATAATACTTAAGCATGTT